CTTTATACACCTGCAGCTGATTATCTGTTGTGTTGTAGATAATCCAGCCGTTCGATGCAGTTAATGCGTTGCGTTCGGTTGTTGTAAGTGTTGGTGCTTGTAATACTTGCCCAATCTCAACAATATCAAACTGCGCCACCGAGCCAAACGATGTAGCCTGTTTTACTTGCCCTGCTATGTTTGGCGATTGCCGGCGCACTTCCATTAGGACAACTCAACGCCCTGATCAGCTTGCATCGTCTGCTCTGCGGCTATATCGAACCTGACATTGCTGTCCATTTTTGTGCCGTTCATATGGTGGTCAATCCACTCCTTGTATCGTTCGGTCTTGACCGGCTGCCCGTTGTCATCCTTTACAGCTAATGCCGCATCATTCGTATCATCGCCGGCCTGTCCTTTATACATAGGCAACCACCCTGGCGGCAGCGGCTCAAACCCTTCTGGATGCGCTACTTCTACACCGCCAAATACGCGCAGTGCCGGCTCTTGGCCGTAATTGCGTTTGTATTCGCCCAACGGTGGGCCGCCGCCAGCCTTAATGCCAAACAGTGTGCGCGTCTGCTCATTGCCGGCTAACAGATCAGCCAGCCCCATAACCACTTCGGGGTTTTCTGTTGCTTCTGCAATGATTTGCTCAACAATGCTTTTAGGCTTCTTTACAGCTTTAGCCGGTTTTGCTTTGGCAACGTCAACCAGCGGTTCTAAATCGTTTGCCTCTTCAACCGTTTCTACTGCACTTGGATTTGGCTCGCCTTTAGCTGCACCAATCGGCTGTCCCATATGGTCGTATGCTGCATCTACTGCACTGCTCTTACGTTTTGGCATATTCGTCTTTCGTAATATGTGAGCCGGTAAGGAATCGCTCCCCTACCGGCTCAGTTACTTTAATTGCTATTGTTCGTGCAAGATGGATATGTAATGCTTGATAGCGTCTTGCCACCCGCGTCATCTGCAACGGCAAACGCGCCGGTAATCATATCTCCAGCCTCCGAAGTATCCGTTACTGCTCCAGCAGTAGCAGACACATACAATACCGCTCCATCTGCGACATCATCACTAACTATTTCAACTGTTCCATAGATGCAATACCAGCCAAAATAGTTGACATCGTTAGCAGACATTGAAACAGCCAACTTCCCGATACTAGTACCAGTAGCGTCTCTGTCAGTTAGGGTCGTAGTAAAACCCGCACTATCTAACAAAACCAAGTTGCCAGCTGCCGTGCTTCCTACGCCTTTAGCATAGACAAACTCCATCGTTCCGTATCCGGGATTGTCAATGTCGCGCGCCTGTACACGCGTCCCTAACGGTGCTTCCTGATAGGCTGACGTTTCATCAATATCCTGATCGAACGTTGCCCCTCCTACGATTTTCCAAGTAGCCATTAAATCCTCTCCTTAAATACCAGTTATGGCCGTGGCAACACCCAAGCGGCGGCGGTTATTGGTGATCTGCTGCACGCCGGCAACCATGTAAGCCAGCTGGCCTAACTGCCCACTGCTCTGCAAGCTGACAAACGGCGTTTTCTTGAAGTTTGCTTGCTTCATCACGCGCAACTGGTGCGAACGCTTGTCTACGAAGTAAGCATGGTTAGCAGCAATATCATTGTCTGCTACAATTGCAGCACCCATATACGCAGGAAATTCCTGACCGTTCAAACCGTTCAGCTTGGTGCCGTTCAGTTCGACGTATCCCTGCGAGGTAAGCGCAACGCGATATGCGCCGGCAATCGAGTAGGTGGTAAAGATCGCATCCGTCTTACCGCCCTGCTTACGAATAGAATCCATCACAGCGTTAAAGCGCGTAATACCATCAAAAATGTTTGTGGTCGTCTGCGACAAGAACGTGGTGCTGGTTGTGTCTTTCTGGTTCTGCCAGAAGGTGCTGGTCGAACTGTTGATACCGCCAATCGTTCCAGTGCCGGCATCTGCAATCAAGTCTTGCAAACCGAGCATCGTCTTGCCCGATTGCGCGCCGCACGCGTCTTCGTTGATGGTCTTGAGCAGGCTGTTCATGGCGTTATCGCCCAATGCCGTCAACAGGTCAAACACCTCTTCCGCACCGCTGTTTTCGTAGTTTTCCGTATCGCTCAACACGATAGGAACAGCGTAGTAACGCCGCTTATAAAACGCCGACTCAAACGGATCACGCGGTGACTTGGAAAGCGGATCATACTTGTCAAACGCTTCGGCAGTGCCAGCACTCGATTCAAGAATCACCTGTATTTCTTTCCCACCGCCATCCACTATCAAACTGCCACTTCCGCGCTTCCTTAGTGCGTCGATGACATTATACGGCTCAAAAATATTGTCAATTTGGGCAGGCTCAATCGTTCTACGAGTAGACGACCAGCGGCTGTCCCATACTTCACTTGTGGTCTGTGCCATTATTCCTCATTTGTTGCCTATCACAACGTATCGCGTATTTCGTCTAAAGCTGCAGACTTCGATATCACACCACTTGTTTGCTGGTTGCGAACGCCGGCAGATTGCCCACGCGTTGCTGCGCCTGACTTCGCGCTGCGCCGCTGTGTGCGTTGCGTTTGTCGCGCCTCCCTCGCTTCATCAGCAGATCGGCCTGTCCATCGTCCGATCAATTCGGATAATGTCCAGTTTTCTCCGGTCTTCGGATTCACCTCTTTAAGTGCATCCCTGTTCCGCTGAATGAACCGCAACGTTGACTCGTCGTATGCAATGTCTTCCCCAAACACTTCAACAGCTTCCGCTATTTGCGCTTTCATTTCCTTCTGTACTTGTGCTTGGGTCTGTCCTTGCAACTGCTCAACGGTGCTATACAACTGGCTTACCTTGTCTAACCCATGCTGCTGTGCAAATTGGGTTAGCTGTTGGTTGACCATCTGTTGCACATAGTCAATGCCGGCTGCTTGTTCCATGAGCGAACGCTGCTGCTCTGGGTTACTAGCTTGCATTGCCGCACGCCGTAGCGATTCAGCATCTTGCATGGTCTGCTCTTGCACAGGTGCCGGCTGCTGCTGCGCTGCTTGTAGCCGTTGCAGCTTGGCCGTTTCTTGTGCTACATACTGATCATGCTGCTGTTTTAACGTTGTGAAATATCTGTCTGCCTCCCGACGATCACGCTCTAACGGTGATAGGTCGTCGTTTGTTGTTTTGCGCTGCTCTGCGCTTGGTGATGCGACTTCGTTAGCATTAGTCTGCCCTGCATCCTGTTCGTCCGGGTCGCTTTGGGTATCATCCAGTTCCAGCATCCCCAGGCCCATCTCATTGATAGGCTCTGCAGATCCTTCGCCGGCTCCCTCCGTCGTCTGCCCTTCTGCAACTGCAGGGTCTAAGGCCACTTCGGTCATATACTCTACTCCTCTTTTGTGTTACTGCTGGTCAGTAAATAGTCCAGCACTGTCTACGTTTCTATTTAGATCGCCTGATGCACCTCGATCTACTTTGTTCCAATCGATCTGTTGCATTATTTCGTCTACACTGTCGGCTGCCAACGTTTGTGCGCCGGCGCGCTTTTCCATTTGCGCTTTTTGCGCGTCATACGTTTCTGCCTCGATCTGGCTGCGCGTCTTCTTGTCACCCTCTTCCAACCCTAACGCTTTCAGCTTGGTGCGCTTGTCAGACGCGTTTTCGTAAAACATACCCGTCTGTGGGTCAGGCATTGTTTGATTATGTCCCTGCGTTGACATCAGCCTATTGTATGCGCCCATCGCACCGAAATGTATCTGTGACACCTCGCCGCACGTTGGACATGTGCGCTGTTTGTCTGCGCCGCCGGCTGCTGCGGTGTAATACACATCTTGCTCGATATGACCGCTAGTACAGATGTAGTTATGTGTTGGCATTTTACCCTAATTTTCGTATTTTTTATAGACGGTTTTCATCTAAAAAAAGACGGTTTTTAATGAGTCAAGCAGCTATTGGTTCAGCCCACGATGACCCTGTTTTGGACTACATGATCCGTAATAATATGGATCTACACGCCGATGTTTATTTAGCGTATGCTTACCCCGATGGCGTGCCAGATGATGTTGACCCAAAAGACATTTTACCTGATGAGTTATTAGGCACATTTACTGATTAGCCCAATCTGGTAAATCAACGCCGCCCGATATTCTCAGCACTTCCTTTTGTAAATCTTCCAGCGTCATATTGCCCTTTCTAAAGTTTTGAAACACCTCATTGACGCTTGCTTGAAACTGCTTGTCTCTCTTTTGCTCTGGCTTATACATCCCACGCACACCTTCCCATGTAATCGATTGCATTTGCCGTGGTAGCATACCCTCTTGTGCAGCCAATTCACGATATGCTTCTGCGTGCATTGGATACGTACCTTGCACGCCTTTGGGCTTAGACCGAGACACCTTTTGACCTAAATTGTGTTTAACCTCTGAGGCTTCACCAGATAAGGGACGTAACAAGCCGGCAGCTACTGCGTGCGTATCCATCGTCACATCGCCGTATATTGCATCCGGATCAGCTATATTGTTATAAAAGTTCCTAACCTTGTGCTGCATACCCATAGTGCGGCTTATGTTTTCCATAGATCCATCATCGAACACTTTGACAGCTTTTGCTATGTCTGCAAACGACCCCCAACCAGCCCTTGCATTTCTATCTGCTTTTTTTACTACGTCCCCAAAATCGCCCTCTGGTGTAAGTATTCGATAACCTCGATCACGCGTTGTTTCGTCAAACGCGCGCAACCATAATGCTTTTTCTACTGGTTCAACTATTTCCTCTAACCGCTTGCCCCTAATACTGTCTATTGCTGGCCGCCAATCTTTTGAGCGTGGTTTTGCCGGCGGTTTATAAAAATTAGAATCCAGCCATTCCGTCATTTCTTTTGTATTTGCAGCAGATTGGTGGTTTTTCATTGTGTCCATTACACGTTCAGCTAATGTGACGTTTTTAAACCAATCCATCTGCGGCGATAACGCAGCCATAATGCCGGCAGATTGTTCGGTTGATAACCCATACCGCTGCCCAAACTCGTTTGCTACCTTATTTGCCCCGTCATACCATTGCATAGCGCGGTCACGCACTTCGGGCGGCATTTGGTCAAATATGAACCGCAAGTTTGACATTTCGTTTTGCTTCATAGCTTCAATTATTTCATCCGCATCGCCACGCTTTACTACTTGTTCCTGGATGTTGGGATACTCTGATATAGTCTGCACCAACTTGCCGGTCAGCTTCGGATCAGACCGCATGACATCTGTGTCTATGATTAAATTTTCCGTCAACGGGTCTTCTGTAGCTGTTGCACCCATTGGAAACCGTTGGCTAATACGCGCGCCAGGTTCATTTTCAGGAATTTTTGTGTAGGCTGTAGCTTCGCCCGGATCAGACAACAGATCGCCGGCTAATCGTGTGCCGCCGCTGCTCATTAGTGCTTGTGGTGCTACTGGTTGCTCTTTTTTCCTAACAAGAATCGACACACCGCTAAGTTTTTCGAGCTTGCCTTCTTTGTTTTTATACAACTCATTTGGAATAGTCGTTACTTCAAACTCATCAGTGCTTAATACGCGGCGTGCTTCTGCTAATAATTCTGCGTCATCTGTATACCCTTTTTGAAACCTATCTCCACGCGGAGATTCAACTATTATAGATCGTTCTTCCGGGCCGGGTCGTTGGTTTTTTGGAGTTTTAACAGCGTTCCAATCTCTGCTATTTATTACAGCATAACCGCCCGGTTTTAATATTCTTCCAATATCCCCGTATATTTGTTCGCGCCCCTCTGCAGGAACGGTATTTATTACGTTTTGAGATATGACCTTTTCGTAGCTGTTATCTGGGATTTGTTCCGCTGAATCAAAATCTGGTGGGATGCGTCTTTCGCCGGTAACAAAAAATGGTTCGTATGTATCAAACCCTAACTCTTGTTTTGTAACACCCGCTCCTGATCCAAAATCTAACGTGCGCCCCTCTGGTATAAACTTAGATAAAACGTTGTTTGCTTTTTTGTATGTTCCAATCGTTGCATCGCCGGCAAGAGCCGTAAACTTAGCATTTTCAGCCGGCGGCATATCTACATCTTTTGCTTTTCCCCGTTTAGACGCATCAACTACATCTTGCGCCGCTTTCGACATCTTCGGCATCTTGCTCATCATGGCTGCTGCGCCGATGCCGCTCATCAGCTTGCCGGCTTTCCCTACCACTGGCACAGCATCTTCAACGCCTATAAATGCGCCTAACCCTTTGTCTAACACATCTTGCTCTAATCCTCGACCTAATGCGCTTGCCACTGCGCCAGGTTGCTCAGTAACCGCAGAAACGATGTCGGGTAATGTGCGTCTAAATTGCCGGCCTAACTGTTCTGCTTTATCCAGTTGACCAATCGAGCCAACAACATCAACGCCGGTCTGGATTCCTTCGCCTATAGACTTGGCTATGCCGCCCGGTGTCTTTAAAATTATTGCTTCTAACAGTTTTTCCAGCCGGCTTTGTTCATCTTTTGGCCTATCTGCAGAAACGTTGCCCGGTGCAAATACTGGCGTTATGTCGCTGCGAAATTGGTTCATTAACCTCGCACCTGTGCTTGTATTGCGTCCGATGTGCGCTGTGCATTTGATCTAACCTGTGCCAACAGATCCGTTTCGCTCGATGCAGCTGCGGCGGCACTACCAGCACCAGCCGGCCCTGTTTCGCCCTGCTGTGTTTGCTGTGCGGCCTGTTGATGCTGTTGCATATGTTGCTGCATCTGCTGATCCAACGCTTGTATCTGCTGTACGGCCTGTGGATTAGCCGGCTGCCCTGCCATATCGCGCGCCTGTGCTTGCATCTGCAATTGCACATACATCTGGTGTTGTTGATACTGCTGATGGATACCGAGATGCGCTTCATGGTCTTGCTCTGGCAGCACTTCAATAGGTTCGCCCTGCATCACCCGGTCATTTTCATATTGTGCAGCGCGTTCCGCTTCGACATTGTTCACATCTTGTATAACCGCATCCACATCTTGTATGCCGTTTGCCACAGCGGCCAATTTGTCAATTTCCATCTGGTCATAGTTAGGACGCTGCGCCGCATAGCTGACAAACGCCATCGTCCTATCACGCTCTAACTGTGCATAAAGCGGCTGCGTGCTGCCGGTTTTAGTTTGTATGCGGTAGTTATAAAGGAAATCGCTGGTGCGTAGTGCGCGTATCACTCGATCATTCCCGTCTGGTGCAACATTCTCAGCAAAATTTTCTGGAGTAAAACGCGGATCGCCCATTATTTGAAACGCATTTCGTACAATGGTTTCGTAAAATGTGTTGACGGCTGTCTCCATCCATTGACCGTTAATCTCTGCAGCTGCAGCGACCACAGCCGCTTCCGTTGCGCTATCCGATGCGCCGGCTGCCGGCGGTTGCAGCGCAGCTATCTCGCGCTCCATGCCCATGACCATGCCGAAATAGTTATACACATCAGGCGGCACGCTCCCCCAGGCGATTTCACGAAAGCTGCCCAGATCCTCTAATCCTATCACCTCACCATCGCGCCCTGTGCGGAGCGTTTCGCCTAACTCTGGGTTTTGCTCTAACTCCGCGTTGGACACCGCCGCCATGCGCGAAGTGCGTTTGAGCATATCCGATATGCGCGACGTTTGTTCAATGATTGCGTTTTGGATGTCTTCCAAATATTTCAAATGGCCGAGTGGATAAAACGTTTCGGCAGACATATCAAACTTGATGCACGCAAACGGGAAACCTTGCTCGACTAACCATCCGGGCTGGTCTACGCCGTTGTCCAAATCTAGTACTGGCTCAGTTGGTTCGCCGGTATCTGGATCAATGTCAAAAACAGGTTGGTTAAATGTGTCTACGACTTGTGGAAACACCATCTTTCTATACGGGTGCGGTATGTCTTTGATCGGCTTTTCTACGCCGGCGGCAAACGTCACTTCGCGCCGCTCGACCCTCATGTGCCACCGCTCCAGCTGTACAAACTCGCCATTAGATATAGCGTCTGTGATGGCCTGTTGCTCTGCGCTGTCGTAGCGCGCGCCCATCAAATCGCCGTATCCAACCATTTCACCCTCTGACATCGAGGTGGGTTTGATCGACTTCTTGTTTTGGATGGTAGGATCGTCTAATAAGAACTTGAGCGGTACCCAGAACTTTTCGCGTATGTATCGCTTATCGCCTAATCTGTGAGGGCTGCCCGTAGGATCAACGTGGACACAGTGCGGTGCTACGCGCGATGCAACAACGATGTCTTCGGCCATATCGTCGTTGGTCACATACGGCGCGATGATGTCATCGCCAACCGGGTTATAGTCGAGTCTAACCCACCCAACGCCAGTAAACAGCGCGTCGAATATAGCCTGATGTACGTGAGATTTGAGGTTGCAAAGATTCATCCAGCTGGCACTGGCACGCTCTAATATCTCTGCAACGCCCTGATTGACTTCATCCTCGACAGTAAATGATTGCACCGGGTAATTGTGGGCAATCGAGCCGAGTATTTGCCGGACGATGGGATAGAAACGCGAAACCTTGACGACATCTTCAGACCGCAGATCGCGTATGCGCTTATCGAACTTCAGATCATACGCGTCATACAGCTTCTGCCATTCGTCTGCCCGGCCTTTGTAAAGCCGGTCAAGCATTTCGCCTTCGGTCTTATACCACTTTGTCTCGTATTTGTTCATTCATAGGTATCGTCCTTATGAATATCTACTGCCCGGTTTTTCTGCTATGATCTGCTCAATCAGCCGGCCACCATCCGATGATGCCGGCGTGCGGCCCTTACGCGGCTTGTATACATGATTGATGCCGTATCGCAGCGCATCTGCGCCGTGGTCATCGCCACCCTTTGCCACATCTTCCATGTTCCGCTGGTCGCGTTGCACACTCAGCAGCGAATCCAGAATAGGCTCAGAATATCCCCGGAAGAACTTGAGCCGGCCATGATGCAGCAGATTGCCGATGTTACGCCAACCGTTCACTCTGTCCATGTTCGCACGATGCAGATATACGCCATGCTCCGTAAACGTATCGGCCACGGATCTGGCCTGTGACGCTTCACCCGGTGCGCGTTTCGTCCACATATCGGACGGTGCTAGTACTTGCCGCGCTGCGCGTCCTACCACGCCGTTTTTTCCACAGGTGAATGGGCAACCCTCGACCATACGACTAATGCCGCGCGCGTGTTCTGCGCCGGCTCCTGATGCGTAATAGCTGTTGATCACCCACACATCGTCATCGTAGTCCACAGCCAAAAGACAGCCGGCAGTAGGATTGTTTTCTCCGTAATCGAGTGACGCAAATACAACCCAACTATCTGGTATCTCAAACGGGTCAACCAAGAGCGCATCGCGCGACAGGGCGAACATTGAACCGGGTGACGCATCCCAATCCCCCTCTAACCATGCTGCCACTAATGCTGGATCGCCAACCGCGTGCAACCGGTCTATGTATCCCGGATCGCTGTCCAGCAGTATCTTGTTGTCCTCAACGCGCGCTGGTATGTAACACCTAACCATGCCTGACTTTTTGCACCTAAACGGCACATATCCGCTT